GCAAATCGGAACCCTCAGATTTCATCAGTCTTCATCAATCAATTTTCATGATGACAATTTTAATGAACCGGTCAACTGCACACCTTTCCAAGAAGCATTTTTTTTGGAAAGATTTTTTTGGAAAGATTAAATTGTGACAGTCATAAGGACACACTACTTGTTAAGGCTGTCATTTCATGTAATTGGTTGTTGGTCAGTGGTGATCTAAGGGGATGGGTCGGCACTCATTGTAGGCCAATCTAATGATGATGATCACCCAATTGATTGCAGTGAGGAACTGGTCAGCTACTGCTGGTGAGCAACAACATAAATTGTGTCTTGGCATTGTTAAATTGGTCTTGGAACAACTTGGTTGTTGCATTCATCGATCTTGTAATTCTGAAATCAAACGACTTGGACAATGTGATGATGGGAGTGTTGGATTCATTGTCAGTGATCATCATGTACTGGTGGAATGAACTGTCGTCAAGGTTTAATCCATACCCATCAGAAGTGATTAAGTGTCTGTTGACAGACCATTCTACTTGTTGATTCTGAACAGGGTCACACAAAATTGATAAACAGAAGGGGACGGTGTCAATGATGAAACTGCAAATCATGTGCAGTTCAGTGTCAGTGATATCAGTTGAATGGGGTGGGGGACTGTGCAACTCTGAAGGTTCTGATTGGATCAAGTTGCAATAACACATGCAAACCTTTGTCAATGCCAAAAGTCTGACAGTCAACGGTACTCCTCTGAGTTCTTTGTCTGTGATTGCCAGCACGAATGACGTCAAATTGATCGCACTTGTGCTTTTCCATGTTATGAAATCTTCATCAGCCAAAAACTGATTGTGAATGACACTTTTGGACAAGTTGATTACACGTTGCAGTGAACTGACCTCCGGAGTTGTTGAATCTAACATCAGTGCCAATCTCCTGGCTGCATTTAAATGGTAATGATATTCTGATTGCACCTCTGCAGATTCAGCCACCAAAAATGGAGAAGGCAATTCCTGCTGCCATTGCTCAACATCTGTCATGTTCAAATTGTAAGCTGCTCTTGGATTGCCGACGATGCCGACTGCCATTAATTCATTGTCTGCCTTGTTCAACTCATCGATGGATTTTCGTAGTTTGGCATCTTGTCTGGAATTCACAACCATTTTGAACAATGAAGCTTGATTGAATGTGTAGTCAATGGGCAAAAGTTCCACTGGCTCTGGCATGCCGGTATAGTTCAACAATCCTGAACCAGAGCGGACAAGTGTTATCCAAGGACTTGTGGTCTGTGCATCATCATATGTATGTAGTGTCAAGTTAAAGCAATCAGGGGTCCGCTTGCTCAAGTTGTTGTGAATAACAGCAGCCCCTCCAGGGTCAGCAGACATTGCCGCCACACACCGTTTCATAACGGCTCTTTGGACTGCAAGATCTAGATTGCTGTCAGTCCATGATCGAGACAGCAACCCGGCAACAGCCACGTGGTGCACCCAAAACAATTCACTTTCTGTGATTGTTAGATGATGAGCTCTGCAATGACTTATCACATTTGTGATGGGTTCAAGCTTCACATTGTTGTCCAACCTCACCACTGATTTGGTGATGACAGTCTTGTTCAACGACAACTGATACTGGTCAATTATTGAATTGATTAATGCGACTTGATCTGCAGATCGGTTGACTCCAGTCATCTGACGAATGATTTGGATAGAATCTTCATCCAGCATTGACGAAGATGTTGTTGATGAAGCTTGTCTCATGCCGGGAGACGATTCATCAAATGTTGACTTCAGGTTAATCTGTAGCGGGTTGGTGGTGACCTCAAATTGAACAATTGATGGTGTTCTGCATGCTTTACTCCATGCTGGTTCACCTGATGTTCGCCAACTAGATTTCACATTTAAGATGGGGGATGATGGAGGTGCACGACCATATTTCACCATGTTCTCAACAGTTAAATGCCACTGAGATTGATCAGGGTTGATAACCCCAGTGAACAAGGAAGAATTGATGATGCAGTTTGGTGCAGCTCCTGATCCTGCATGTCCAGTTAGTTTTAAGGACAAGTTTTGAAGCAATGTTGTTAGTCGCATTTCATCTGGATTGATGATCACATAGCATACTTCCGATCCTGATGTTTGAGCCATCATTAGTGTATCAGCTGATGACAGGGTGGCAGAAAATTCCAATCCTATGGGCATTCCGGGCAGTGTCGGGTTTGTGACAGAATTAATGTATGAATGGGTCACAACAGCCGAAGTGCTCATGTCTTTCACAACAGAATCGTTGAATGCCCCAGTGAGTATCCACAACAGTGCTTGAGATTTCATTGTCAACGATGTTTGTTGTTCGGGAGTCATGTCATCACTAATCACAATTGTGCGCAAGTGATCAGACATGGATTGTGATATCGAATTAACCACCATTCTGTATGTCCTATTCAACAATCTGACCAATTCTATGCATTCAGTTATAGTATCTTTGATTGTAAAACAAGCTGATATAACTTCTTGTATTTGAGAGTGCAAATGGTTAACAGTGTTGTAGTGAGATGCCAATGTGAACACCTTGGGGCGGAACATTGAAAAGTTGTCTGGCAATCCGACGTCAAACTCTAAGTTTGTGATGATGGATCTGCACATTAGCCTTTTCACCTTGATTTCATTGCTGCAATTGGTTGTGCTGGGAATGATCGTACTGACTTGGTATTTTGTCAATGGGATGCATCGACTCCACAATGCCACGACACATGATGCAAATTCCCGTTGGACCTCAGGAGTGCAACCTGCGGTCGAGCACAGTTCAACACAGTCTCGAATCTGCTTGAGCTCATTGGGGCACTTCTCTTTTAGGATGATGAGGTCTTGTGCAAGTCGCTTAACATCTCTCAACCTTCCTTGGGCGTTAATGAATGCTTCTTGTGCACAGTCGTACATTACTGCAGACAACGGAGGGTTGGTTAGTAGTGTGCTGTCATGGGCATCATTGATAATGCAGTCTGAATTTTGCATGTTCTCAATTTGTTTGCAGTTTCTGGAAACAGACTGCCGGAAATCCGTTGCAGTCTGTCTTATGGAATCTGATTTAGCAGTCGAAGTCCAGAATGGTATCTGTGAAAATAAGGGATTGGCATTGATGTCATTAGCCAAATAAACATTACAGGGAGCATTGTAAATTTGGATCCCTGCTAGGCCTCGCAACCAGCAGATGTACAAAGCATGATTGTATTTGATGCCGTGTTGAGTGTCTTTATTGACTACAATGCTACCAGGCAGGACTGTCGGACGACAAGTGATGCTGGTGTCATTGTTTATTGATGTTTCTTCTCGGCGAATCCATTCATCAGTGAGATTTTTTGTCAGTTCTATCAAGGACTCATCCCAACTCAACAATGTTTTAATATGGTCCCAGTTGATTGTCGTTTTAATTGATGACTCCAATTCAACATTCCATTCAAAGGGGACGGTCAAAGCATGCCCCTTGGCTACCATCGTTGACAAAAAGGAAAGATGAGACCAATCTGCATCAGCAAGGCTTCTCATTAGGCCGGGTGACTGCAGCACTTTGTGCATTTTCAAACAATCAGCTTTCAGTGTCCTGGCAGGCAAGTACGGAGCCATCAGATCACAAACTTGTTGGACCGGAAAGGTTGTGAGCGATTCATTCAAGTCATCAGATTCCACTGCTCTGGTCAAGTTACTCATTAGATTGTCCAACACTGCTTGAACTTTGCCGCCCTTTTGCATCAGTCTTTTTCTTATTCGGAATGCTGGGAATCCAAGATGACTAATTGTCAATAGGTTATCCAATTCTGGATTGAGAACATTCCCAACTGCAGATGTGGACTGCCTTGTCAGTCCCTCCAGGAATATGCAAGTGATCATGTTGGCAGGGGTCTGGTAAAGTTTCAATCGCTGAATTTTGCTCAATTCAGCATCTTGAGTTGAGCTGAACAGGCAATTGCTTATGGTTGGTAGCACACATCCTCCTAATGAAAGTGGCATGTCAAACAATCCGTATTCTTCGTCTGACAGTTGGCAACTTGCAGTTATGATTTTGTGAATTACAGCATTCCTCATCCCTGGTGCCAATTCAAACCGATCCGACAATCTGCTCAATTGGTATATGTAAAGTGGCATTATTGTGCATTCAGACGCCCCACATGAGTAAGCTGCTTTGGTGCGTGAAAATAATTCTGTGAATGTCTCTGATGGTGTACTCAATGTAGGTCCCTGGCACAATGGGGCTGTGTCTCGGACAGACGGTGTTATCACTCGATTGCCTGCTATAAATCTAGAGTTCATCTCAGATAAACACCTCAACCAGCCAGCCTTGTCACTCATCTTGTGATTGCCTGGCTTTCCCAGCATGACGTCTAATGCGATCATCAAAAATTCTGCACACCGTTGTATCATATGCACTGGCTGATCATGGAAAGTTTTTCGCCTCGATCCAATAAGTTGGTTCATTGTTTGATCATGAAGGCCTAAGATGGTGAGTCCGAAGTCTGCATTCACGTGCGGATTGTTCATCAGTGTTGTCAGCATGCTGGAATTCCTATCATCTGAGCCTTGTTGATCGATGCAACTCCAACTGATCCCATATTGGGTGGCCAATATGGTTGACACATGGCGACGTGCATAACCCACTGATATTCCAAAAAGTGATGATCCCATGTGCAACATGCCTTGCCCCATGTCTCCCGGTCTTGGTACAGCAACAACACCGCGTTTCATCACTAAATTGTATTGACTGACCATGTATGAAGGCAAAAGAGTAGCATCAAAATCAGGTGCTAACCATCTTTGCCACATCACAGCAGGGATTTCGTCATCTTTTTGACTCATACCTTCAAATATAAGTCGCTTGACTATTTGCAAGTCACGACCAAATGCAAACTGGAAGGCATTACTGGCAGCAGAGAATGAACTTGGGATATGGCCAGGTCCCCATGCAGCATGATCTAATAATCCATTCACACCAGATGTCGTCTGCCGTGAGGAGTAATTGAGACGCACTTGTTTTGGCGGTTCAGATGCACCTAATGACGGGAAAGATGAGTCATAAGTCTTCATCAAGGGTTCAGTTGTGAATGTTCTGTTGGTTAATTGAGAACTGACTGATTTCCATGATTGTTGGGTGGTCACAGACATGGAATTTTGCAATTCCTTTTTGCCCTTGGGGTGCGTAACAGCTTCTTCTCTAAAGTACTCACAAATGGCTCGGTCAGTTAATTCACTCAGCACAGTTGCTTCATTGGTTATGAGATCTTTGATCGGAAGTTCTCTAGTTGATCCCACTTGAGCCTTGACAGCTCTTCCGAAGAAATAAACTTGCAGTGCAAATGCTGATTTCACGCTGCGAGACAACTGGCTTGATTCCACTTTAGATCCAACTGCAACCTGGCTGATTAAACGTTCAGAGATGCTGACAACATTTTTGACTCTGCCTGATCTTGGCAATCTGAATGTTTTATTCCCGCATGACTTGGCAAATGTTGACAGCAACTTCTTCAATGGTCTGCAACACATCTGTGACCATATGGAATCATCTGAGAATGACGTGGCTTTCAATGATGAGGCATACCCTGTCGCATGTAAGAAGTTTATAAGGATGGTTTTGTCATCAAATGCTTGACTGCGATCCCATTCAGCATTGTGGACATGTTGACCTGTCATGCATGAGAATGTGTGGTCTGGTGAGTCAGGACAGCTCAACCAAAACAATGTCAACTCTTGACAGGTGGATGATAATGATTCAATGAGCCCCGACTCCCGCCATGCATCAGTTGTGACCGTCGGTTCATTCAACATGTGGCGAATGATGTCAGCATCAGACAAATCATTGATTGGTAGGCCCGTAAGTTTAATTAGTTTGGATGGTAACAGGTCAATTGCAGTGATAATCCAGCCAACCAACCTCATACAGTCAAGGAACGACACAGGTAATGAACTGATTGATGATTGAACAACAAGCTGAAACCCCTTCAATGATTCGCTGGGTGGTGAATTGTTATCCACAAGATTGTCATAAGTTTGACGAGCAGCATCCAGCATGGTCTCCATCTCGAGCTGCTGGAAGCATTGTGACAACCTGGTCATCATCACCAACCAAATGGATCTGGACTTGCTGATTAATGCCAATTTGTCATGCATGCTGGTGTGTTTTATCATGATGATTATTTCAGCAGAAACTGTGTCAGAAAACAATACTGCCGATTCCTCGTATTTGCATTCTGTCATGAGGCCTAGAATGGTGGTCAGTAGGTCACGACTTTTCAATTGCTGCTTTTCTTTGGACACTTCATCTGCTAATTGCTTACAAAAATCAGTCATTTGAGGGGAGCAATACCCTGCCAACTTCATTAATGATTCCAATTTGGCAAAGTCGGAAGTTTGGAGAACTTTTTGAGCATGAGTTGCTCTCAACTTCATTGATTTGTCTTTTAATTGTGGAATGTTGACGACCAACAGAGGGTTGATGACTCCTGAGGATGAGTTGGATCTGGAAGACGGCCCCAATGACAAATCGATGATTGTCTTCCAATCTTTGGTGACTCCTTGCCCTTGAGGGTGAGCATTGATCATCAATTTCGCTCCACAATTAACATATCTGCGACACACAGCAGGCAGTTTGAGTTGATTAATAGCAATCATGGTGCACAATGATGCATCCAAATATTCTCTGTGGTTTGAAGCAACCACCCCGTCTGGGATTTTGTGGTACCGATCATGATCAGTGTGTGTGTACCCTCTTGCCGACCACAAGTTCCATGGAATTCCGTCACAAAATTTTGTCGCAAGAAACTTTTGTTCCAACTCCCACCCTCCTTTGGCCACTTTATTACCGACTAGGATACATCCGTTATCATAATCATCAATGCTTCGTTCAAACTGATACGCTTTGAACAACTCCCTGATCGCTGCCCCCACTGACTTGTTGGAACCTGATCCAATGAGTCTGGGAGACACCCACAAACTGTTAGAAGATTCATCTTCTTGCTCCTGACGGATGCCTTCATCCGATACAGCACCTGTTTGAATCATGTCAAGGAATCGGGCTGATCCAGCACTTAATGCTTGCAAGCTTTGATACCATGCTTCATTGAATTTCTTGACTACATTGTTAGTAACATGTCGGAGAATGTGATGATCGAAGCTGTTAAAACATTCCATTGAAACCTTTGATGCTAATGTGGTGTGGAATGACACTTCACCAGCTAAGTTGACAAACAGGTAACGGAGTCCTTGACAAAATGTTGTCAGTGACCGTCTGTTATTAAGAATGATGGGGTACCAGAGTGTCATGTTACATTCTATCAAGTCACGCACCTCATTACTTTCCCAGTCAACGCTCAACTGTGAAGAGTTGTTAACTGTCACCAATTTGTTCAATTGGATCTCAGTGATGACATTATCCAACAGATAAGCAGGACCAGACATACATTGCCTGATGCTACGACCATTCATTTTAAAGCAATGAGATTTGCTGATTCGGGAACCCGGAATGCTAGACCAACCTGGTGCATTAATGGCGCTTGACTCAGGACCGCATTGGAAACTCGACGCAATGACAGATGATTCATGATACAGAACACATTGATACACAGGATCTGATGATGTGCTTTTAGGAGGCAGATGCACCCATATCTGGACCCCTGACACTGGGCAAGTTTTCCAACCTATGTTAGCCGGCCCCAACCTTGTATTAACCAGTTCGTCAATGCAAGTGGCCAAACTGGCAATTTGAACAGAATGTATGAACCCTTTAATCCTGCACAATCTGTCCACAACTTCGTCACTCAACTGCAAGGATGGCAACTCAATGGATTCCCGTAAACAAAAGTTGACAAGTGAGTCATGAATCCATTTGCCAGATACAAATTCTTTAACTCTCCCAATCAAAATGTTGCTATTTTGATGATGTTGTTCGTTTAAGGATTCATTGAACACTGACATCAATTCTCCGATTTGATCAACACGTGCCTTCATGTACGGGAATGACTTCCCAGCACTAGCCAATTTTTCCTTCTTGCTAACAGCTCGATTGCACAACTCGTTGAATTTCCCCTTGGCACTCATGAGTGACAAGTTGTGTGTGGTCGTGGTGAAATCACTGGCCACTAGCCACAAGTCCTTTTTATCCATAATTGATTTTACAACAACTGCCGCATCAGAATACTTTCCCGATTCAGATCTCCCGAGAAGGATTGGCGTGACAACACTCTTTTTTGTTTTCAGTTCAGAGCAAATCAGATCGACAATCTTGGAAGAGTGTTGACCAGTCAATTTCTTTGCAGTCATGGATTTCCTAGAGATGGCCTCTTGTACAAGCTTGGTTAGTTGACCTGACGGTTCTGATTTAATAGCTACTGAGAAATTAAGCAATTCGTCTGTGTTAAACAGCCACTTCCCGTGAGAACCATCCAGTATTGTCATGGGAACACCCAGCTCAAAAGACTTCGAGGCCTGACAGTTTCTTATTAAATTACTGATTGTTGTTACCTTTTTTGACGACCTTACTGCTCGCCTCATCTCCTCCATCCCTCTAAGTTGGTCATTGTTGCTCAATTTGATTAGATCAACTGTTAACATCATCGGTTTGATTTGGAAATATGGAGATGGGTATCTGAATAACGGGTCTATCCATTTATGACATGAATCTTCAGTGAACACATTAGATGTTGACACATCAATCATCTGCTTGGCCAGCACGACCGGGAATTGAAGGCTGTTGATGGCCAACCCGGAGGACCATTGCAATCTTGTCAGTTGATCTGACTCCACTACAGTGACATTTTTACTGGCATTGAACTTTATGAAATTGTAAGGTAGAACATTGCACTTTGTGCATTTAGCAATGATGACAAATGAGTTGCCGGATTGACAGCAACTTGCTGAATAATTGCTGCTTGCAGGTGCAACTAAAAACCCTGAACCGTCACAACGATCAATGATTCCCTTGTTCACAAACAACCCCAATTGTTCAGAATGTTGCTTCAGGAAGGATTTGTCAAGGGGTGACAGTTCGTGTTCACATTCCAATGCAAAATGTCCTTTGCCTGTAATGCAATCTTCCAAATTGAGGTCATTCGGACCCAGTTCGTCACAATGAATGGGGTGCACATTCAAGTCCATCATTTGCATTTGACGCCTTTTCATGAAGTTGATTTTGTCAGCTAGTTCCACTTCGTCAATGTGAATGTCCGGGACTGGAGGACTGCCCGACAGACCCGAATGGGAATATTGAACAGACTGCTCAATCCGACGACGATCAGAGTAAGACATCCATTTGAAACATGTGGTGGTTGCATTTGTCAATGTTGATAACACTATTCCCAGGTTGTCTTCCATGTTTGGCGTGGCCCTTTTTCCAGTATCATGGAATTCAATGACTTGTTCAGCTGCATGATACCAGTCATCAGCATTGGATCTGACACCCACCACTTGAGTCAAGATCACACAGTCTGGTGCATACTGGAGCAATCGCGTTTTGAGAACATTTAACTTTGCTTCCATTCGTTCAACTTGAGGTTCATAATTGGATGCCCAAACGAGTTCTGTGATTCTGATCATCAACTTCCCTTCTGTCACTTTGCTAGTGACAATGTCATGACTGGGGTAAGATATGGGAGCATTCAATAGCTTTTTGACATAAGGGTGCACGTTGAAGGAGACGGCATCCAAAACTGTCCTGTCTGACCGATGTTCTGTGGGATCTTCAAAACAACACAGTTTTACGAAATCTTCAAACATCTGACCTCGTAAGAGCAAAAGTGCATCAAACAATGACTTGAGACTTTTGGATGAGCACGATGATATCATTTGACACACCATATCACAACTGTCGTGATACTTGCACCAATCGTCAATGTACATCTTTAGGCCCATCAAATCAGAGATCAATTGATCTTTGGCCTGAATGGCAATCAGTTGATTGGGGAATGATGATGGCTGAGACAAGACAACATCGTTGTAAACAAATTCCAACATGCACCAATCACAGTATTTCTTAAACTGATCTGTTGATGTTAATGAGCAGTTGCCTGCGAATGCTATGATCAATGATGTGTTGACAGATGACTCCCCTTGGTTGATCATGTTCAACAACCCTTCCATCATGATTCTAACAGAGTTAACTTTGAACTTGTTCTGTGAATACTCAGATATCAACAATCTGTGGACAGTGGTCAGAAATTGGCTGACCTCATTGACTCTGATACTAGGTAACAGCACCTTCCAGTTGCTGGTGGTGAGATGCTGAAAGTCGTGCACAGTGTGGCACAATGCTGATTCATCAGTCAGCATCCAACTAGGGCAAACATTTATTATGGACGCCATGATGGCGGAGAATTTGATGGGTTTGTTGCACATGTGGTCTAATATCAGAGCACACTTGGTTACAGAGTCTGCAGGCATCTCGAATCTTAATCGTTCATTGATGAATGTTTTCAATGTCAATGATGCAGTATTGACGACCGATTCAAGAGACATGAACATAGACCAATGACCATGAGCTGACATTCTGGACAGTTCCTCTACCATTGAGGTGCCGAGTATCCATCTACCGTGAATACTAAATTGTTGTTTCATGATTGCAAATGTGTCATCAGTAGTGGTCACTATTGACGCATTCATCAACAGAGATGATGCAGACAGTAATTGTGGTGGAATGACAGTGAATTGATACCCTTTGCAAATTAACTTAGATGATCTTTTTGTCATGGTGAGAGTTTTCAACAAGGACAATATGATGTTAAGTGGTCTGAGAATTTTGACCGACTGATTGGGACCAGGGTTGAGTTGCTCAATTCCCACTAGATTTTGCAAAGAATGTGAATCCTCCACTCTGAAAGCAATCAATGACGTCATTAATTTGATATCGTCGGCAGTAAGCAAATCAGAGAACATTCGCAAGCAGGAACTATGCACTGACGTTGAATGTGTCATGTTGGAAGCTAATTGTGACCACCTACGATTCAGTATTGTCAAATAAAGGTATTCTATGAAGGGCATGGTATGACCGGTTTGGAGATTTTTGGCAGACGGCATGTCAAGAAAGACGTGCAACAACCAGCGTTCAACCTCAGTGTCAAAACGATGAATTTTTGGATTCAGAGACTGACATGGAGTTACGGTCAACCTGGGTTGTATGCAAAATCGCTCAATTGTCATGGGTGGTGGCATCTCGTAAGTCATAGGAGCCTGACAATCCAATTCAATGGGTGTGATTTCCAACAAGATGTTGTCTAGCCACCATTCAATCAGTCGGTTGGGATCATCAAGTCCGTATAATCTGTTGAGATCATTGGAGACCACAGTTGGAAGTCTAGTCACACCAGAATATTGCTTCTGAGTGACCTTTTCCAGTATGTCTGTACTGGATCTCACATTACGGAGTGTGGATGCAAACGATCCTTCTGATTCAGATGCCATGATAAAAGGATGGTGAGGTTGTCCGGGAACTATCAATGTTGCAGCCGTTCGGGAAATAATTTCAAATGCAATTAACCACAAGTGCAAACAGGCAAAATTCATACAGTGATAAATGGTTTGGACCAAATTGTCACTCTTTGTTAGATGGCTTTATGGTGACAGATACAATGCGCAGATTTTATGAAATGATCTATTGTTGTTCTCCTTAATCTTGCACTTCGGTCTCCAATTTGCGGTATACACTCTTTTCGAT